GCCGCCCTCCGCGCCCGCCAGTCCCACCCAGCCGCCAGCGAGGGAGAGGGGTGATGCCGATCCGCGTTGAAAACCGGGACCGCTACCCGGCAGACTGGAAGGCCATCAGCTTGGCTGTGCGCGAGCGTGCCGGACAGCGGTGCGAGTGGTGCCCGGCCGAGAACGGCAAGCCGCATCCGGTGACAGGCAGCCGGGTGGTGCTGACCGTGGCGCACCTGAACCACAAGCCGGAAGACTGCGCACCGGAGAACCTGCGGGCACTCTGCCAGCGTTGCCACAACACATACGACGCGCCGATGCGACGGGCCGGGATCGCCGCACGTCAGCGGGATGCGCTGCGCGTGCCGGACATGCTGACCACTACCAAGGGAGACGCCAATGTCTGACCTTCCAGAACTATGGACTATTGACGAGGTCGCCGCCCGCCTCCGCTGCCACCCCGAGACCGTGCGGCGCACGATCCGGGCTGGCCGGATGGGCTGCTACCGTGTTCACGGCACAAACTACGTCTCGCCTGAGCAGTTCGCCCTTTACCTTGAAAGCCTAAAATGCCCCGCCAGCGACCCGACAAGCCGAAGCTCGAAATCCGCCGCGGCGTCTATGGCATCGTCTACTGGGAAGGCGACACCCGGCGGCGCATTTCGCTTGGAACAACGGATGAGACGATCGCTCGCCAAGGTCTCGTAGACTTCGAGGGCAAGCAGAAGACCCGGCCTGCTGCCCTCACCTTCTCCGCAGCTTTGGATGCCTATCTGGTTTATCGCTCCGACAAGGTCATGGCCTATGACCGATTGGCTCAGGCAGCACGCGCGTTAAAGGACGGGCTTGGCCATCTGCGGGTGGACCAAGTCAATCAGGAGCAATGGGACATCTACGCCCGAGCCAGGATGACGCGCCCTCGTCCGCGGCAGACGGCTTACAAGCCAGTCCCGGTCTCCACCGGCACGCTGCGGCGAGAGTTCAACGTGCTGCGGGCGGCTCTCCGGAGGGCTTGGAAGAACAAGCTGCTAGACCTGCCGCCTGAGCTTGAGGCTCCAGCCGATAGCCAGCCTCGTGACCGCTACATCACGAAGGACGAGGCCCGGGCGCTGCTGGCTCATGCCAAGGGGCATATCAAGACGTTCGTGGCACTCGCGCTGTTCACCGGCGGTAGGCGGGCTTCCATCCTCGGACTGACTTGGGACCGGGTCGACTTCAACCGCGGCATCGTCAACTTCCAAGAACCAGAGCGGCAGCTGACGAAGAAGCGCCGCGCCGTGGTGCCTATGACAGACCAGCTGCGTGCTGTGCTTGAGCAGGCTTCGGCTGATCGGGTGAAAGACTGCGCCTACGTGGTGGCCTGGAACGGCTTGCCGGTGCCCTATGGGATACGCTGGTCATTCGCCAAACTCTGCAAAGCCGCCGGCCTGACCTGGCGTCCGACACCGCATCACTTCAAGCATTCCGTTGCCAGCTTCTTTGCGATGGACCATGTGCCGATCCAGCAGGCGGCCGATTGGCTGGCTACGGACGAGGCCACGTTGCGGAACACCTACCGCAAGTTTGACCCGACCTATCTGCGATCGGCGGCGTCCAGTTTGGACCTTTAGTGCGCCGGTTGGACCACTACGATCCAAGGGGCAAACCTGTAACACATTGATTCTAAATGGTGCCCCGTACGGGATTCGAACCCGTGTTACAGCCTTGAAAGGGCCTGCATTCTCTAACCTGAGCAGGCCCTTAGCAGATTTCGACGCTACTCTAGGCGACGATGGCATTACGGCAAATGCAGGGTATGAGACGTTGCCTTTGCCGTTCGTGGGTCCAATGCGCCCACTACGATGTTCCGGACCTTTTCACCGCTCCATAGCGTCCCGCCCGCTCATCACCAACCCATACGCCCCGCCGGTCGCGCCCTCCTGCAACCGCTCGCCTTCGTCGGACAGATGCGCCACGCGAACCGACCGGAGCGGCGCCAGCGTGCCGTCCGGGAGTTCGAGCATGATGTGGGCACCGCGGGGCATGCCGCGGAAGGCGTTCGCTAGCTGGTCTAGGGTCATGACGAGATGGTGCCGCGGTGGCGGCGAGTTGGCCAGAGCGCGGACCCTGGCCGATCGTGACGGCTAGACTGAGCGGCGGCGGCTGACCTTCGCGGCGCCGAGGACGCCCAAGGCGAGCAAGGCCATAGAGTGTTCGCGCGCGGGGATTCGGGCGAGCAGGTGAGAGTGGTGGGGCTGGGATAGATTAGAGGGGGGCGGTGGCTTTTGGGGCGTCACTGGCCATACCAAACGCCTTCCTCGATCCTGGCGATGTCAGTCCAATGCAGCACGATCTCGTCATAATCCACTTCCTCAACGGGCTGGCGCAGGCTACCCATCCAGACCGGCCGACCTTGTCGCAACCACACGGCATGCTCCGGCAACATCAGCGGGCCGCCATCCGTGATCTTGATGCCTGCCAGCGGCATCGTGGTTTGCTGGGCGTTACTGGCCATGCTCGTTCACCCCGTTCCGCCCGCAGCCGATTTGGCATGGCGACCCCGCGTAGCCTCGTTTTGTGGCAACATCTGTTGCCTCGTTTTGGGCTCGCGTCCACCACCCTGCTTCTTCGCCCGGTCTCACTTGCGGTGGGTCATTTGGATGGCTTCCGGCGGCGGTCGGTTTCCTCGTCCGGCTTTGCCCCGCCCGCGAGAGCGAACCGGATCATGCAGCGAACGGCGTAGCTGCGGGAGGTCACGCGGTTGGCGTGCATCCATTCCCTGAGAGCTTCCATTTCGGACGCTGGCACATTGAGGCTGAGCGACACTTCCTTCTTCTCCGGTTCGTCCGCATCGTTCATGTGACGACGCTACCGACAATCTCGTAATACCACAACTTACCATATTGACAAGTTGCCAAGTTATCGAGATAGTTCGGGGGCAGGCACGGAGACGCCCAGATGATCATCTACACAGCGACCGTCACAAAGACCCACGATGCTCAGCCAATGGGCGTTTACGCCGCGACCGCCGTGGATGCAGTAAAGGTCGCTGCGGACTTTCGCTTGCTAGATGTCACTGGGTTCAAGAAACACTTGCGTTGGAGAGACGGGCGCGACGAGTTCGTGACCAGCCGCCAGCTTGCGAAGCTTCAGGCGATTCATTCCTGGGCGACGGATTTCTGAATCTCAGTCCTAGCCAGGAGTAACCCGATGACCGATCGTTTTACCCCGCCTGAGCTTTATGGGTTTGAGGGAGAAGTCTTTTCTGACGTAGAGCAGGCTTTGTTCGATTTTTTGAATCGCAAGTATGTGCAGCGTTCAGACGTTCGGCAGAAGGCGATGGGTCTTCAATACATGGAGGCTGAAACACACGATCTAGCGGCAGAGATTGCCCGGTTTTTGGCCACGTTGCCGATTTCAATCCAAACTCCATGACCCACCCCCTTACCACCCCGCACCCCGTAGCTGACGATGGAGAGGATAAATAATGGCGCGCGTTTACATGATTACCGAAGCCGAGATGCAGGGATTGCTCGACCAGCTCAAACTCCAAAGCATGCTCGACACGAACCACATCATCGGCGGATTCTCGGTTGAGGATCGTCAGCAGCGGTTTGACGCGCTCTCACCCGATGAGCAGAATCGGCTCAATTGCGTGCACCGGGCTTTCCACATGATCTGTGTCCGATGGGCGCAGGAGATGGGCTTCAAAGGCGGACGGTTCTAGCCCCTACCCACCTGCGGCCCAGCCGCCAACGCCGCCTCGTTGAGCCGGTCTGCTACATCGGCATCAACATAGCCCGACTATGCTCCCACCCATAGGCAAACCGTTCGTTGCTGGGCTTGGCCTCGCAGATCTCGATGTAACGCACGCTGTGCTGGGCCATGACCATGCTCAGCAGCACCTTGCGACCCTCCGGCCCGCGCTTGGCGTAGAACGCCTTGACCGCCGCCCGGGTCATCGCCCCGCAGCTGCCATCCACGATCAGGTCCGGATAGTCCGCCTGGTTCAAGTTCAGGATGTTAAGAGCCCGCTGCAGGAACTTGCCGCCGACCGCTTGGCCCATGTTGACGCCGATGTCGAACAGCTTCCACGCGAGCTGCGCGTCGATCGCGGCCAGTAGGTCGAACTGCGGCTGGACGACGTAGCGGGCCTCATAGATCAGCTTGGCCTGATCCCAGGTGAGCGCCTTCATGCTGCCGGTGTAGCCGAAAGCGCGGGCGGTGAAGATCGTGATGCCGAAGTTGGTCTCGCCGCCGGCGTCTGCGGGATCGTTGACGTAGCCGCCTTCCTCCGGGCGAAGGCGCTCTAGCCAAGCCGACGTGATCGGGGTCATGCGTGCACCGGCATCACGACGAAGCCGCGCTCATACAGGCGAGCGATCAGCGCCTCAGCGTCGACCAGATAGCCAGCGCACCGGCCCTCGGACGCCTCGCGGGCGGGGTTCTCGCTGCAGGCGCGGAACGCCTCTAGCCTGCCGTCGCAGCTGGCCCATGCTTCGGCCACAGCTTGCACTGCGTTCATCGGGGATTCCTTTTTAGGCGCGGGTGGGGTATGATTTGCAGGCTGCGCTGACGACGGAACGGCTACCCGTCACGCCATCACCCTCGGGTAGCGCCCGATGCCAGGCTCGCGAGAGCCCCAGTGGGGGACCAGGTGGCAAGTAGGACCTAGTCGCGCTAGGCAAAAGAGATCCCGGGGTTGCATCCGGGCTCGCAGCAACACGGCTTCGGCCGCTTGAGGGCGTCCTTCTGGGCGCCCTCTGCTTATGTCGGCTAGGGCTTGACCGGGATCGTCACGCTCGGCGGCAGCAGCACGGTGACGGCACCGACCGGCGCGTCAGACGGCGAGACGGCGACGCTGTTGATCGCTCCGCAGACGGCGTCCACAGCAGCCTTGGCGGCCCCCTTGGCGAGAATGGCGGCACCGCTCGGCGCGAACATGGCCAGGGCGGCAGGGCCAGCCGCGCACAGAAGCTGACCTTCGGCGACGTAGGTGCGGACCGTGGTGGCCGACACCGGGACAGTGGACGTGGCAGAGCAGGCGGCGAGCGCGAGGGCGCACGCGCCGAGGATGGCGTGTTTCATTGTGGGCTCCGGAGTGTGGGGTTGCCGGTTGCGGACCGGCGGCCGATTACGCGGCGGGCGAAACCTGAGCAGCGAGCGGCGTCGGCGAGGCCACCATCTGCGCGTCCACCTTGGCCATCATGCTGGCGACCAGCGCGCCTGCCACTGGGGCGGCAACGGCGATCATGGCGGGGATACGGGCCTGGAGCAGCCCAACCTCGCGGGTGGCCTCAGCGGCAATTGCCACCCGGTTCGTGTAGTCGAGCTCGCCGCGGGCGATCTTGCCGGCGATCGTGCTCGCGCCAGTCATCAGCGCGGGCTGGATCACGGCGCTGGCGGCTGCGACGGCCTGAGCGGCTGAAGCGTTGCCGCGGGTTTCGAAGTAAGCCTTGAGCTGCCCGAGCAGGCCCGAGACGCCGGCCGCCAGGAACAGGCCGAGCGCGCCGATCAGCACGGAAAGCGCGGGCGCGAACAGCGCGACCCACTGGTCATGCGTCATTGTGGTGTCCTTATATATGGGGAGCCGATTCCCTTTCGGGCGGCGGTGTGGTATGCCGATGCCGCTGCGGCACCGCTGAAGGAAGCGGCCCCCTTAGCTTTCGGGTGGGGGAAAGGACGGCCCGAGCCGAGAACGGGCTAGTAAGTGAGCGAACTGACGCTTTGCCCAAAAGCCGGAATCAAGCCCGGCCCGCAGCACCTACCCCAGCACATCAGCCAGCGACTGAGGCGGCCGCCACTCGCAGATGGCAGCCACAGCGTGGTGCACCTGCGCCAGGAAGATCAGCGCGTCCTCCTGGCCGAGCGTGATGATGATGCGGGTGCCGTCACCCTCGGCGATCACGTCCATTGTGTCGCCGACAGCGCCGGCGATCAGGGCGCTCATGCTTCAGGCGTCGGTGTGACGCTGGCCTTCGCCAACGGCGGCACGTTCGGCAGGTGCTGCAACGGATCCGCCCTCACCTGCTTGATCAGTTCCTGAAACCGCTCAAGCGCCAAGTCGCCGCTCACGAACCGGTCGCATAGCCCGAGCAGGGCCATGAAGCGGTTGCCGATGTTCGCGCCAGCGTGGCGATACCACCGCGCCCAGTCCTCCATGGCCAAGCCGTCGCGGCGGGCGTTTTCCTCGTCGGCCTCGTTGGCGGCAGCATCGGAGAGCGCTTCCTTGGCTCGCCGCTCCCAGTAGTCCCGATCAGTCGAGATGCGGGCGTATTCGGCAGCGTGCAGACGGTCAATGCGCTCGGCCGCAGTCTCGGCAGCCTTGGCACCAGTCAGGGCATCAGCGACCTTGCCGGTGCGCCAGTTAGCATACAGATCTTTGATAAAAGGAAGGGCAAGAGCGGCCAGAACGGAGGTTCCAGCACCGACAGATTTCCAGTCTACGCTGGTCCAATAGGCCTCCTGCGACACTTCAACGCCCTCCACGGAGCCAAGCGACAAGACTGAATTTTCCGATTGTCAGAGCGTCGCCGAGCAGCACCCCGATGACGATCCCATGCACGGGCAGGAAGCCACTGCGAGTGAACAGGGACGACCAGATGGATATCCAGAAGGCCCCGGCTACGATCGCCGCCAACACACGCCATTGAGCCTGGAGGCTGAATAGTGCGGCCGTGCGGATCGGGCCGAACAAGATGCAGAGCGCCGGCAAAATGCAGGCAGGGCCGGTGACGTCGTAGTCGTCGGTCATGAACGCAAACACGGCCCACAGAAACAGGCCGGTCGCCGACATCACCTCCGCGAACCACGACGGTTCGTATTGCATAATCATAACGATGCGGCGGACGGCCCGTTCCGTGGTCATGTGCACGCTCCGCGCTCGGGTCAGGTGGACGAAACGCCGCCGCTAGTCGTGGGCGCCGCAAACGCCGCCGGCGCCTCAGCGATGGTCGGAGCCGGGTCAGTCTCAGGCGCGATGGTCGGCAGCGTCGCCAGGATCTGCTGGATCGCCGTGGAAAGCGCCTCGAGCTTGGCGACGTTCTCCGCACTGGCGGCCGGATCGCCCGCAGCCTGCACCTGGGCAAGCAGCGCCGACATTTTGACGTCCTTCGCCTGGACGCGGGTCCAGATGGCGGTAATGCCCTGGTTCAGGGCGGCAACCTGAGAGGTGAGCGTGTCGAGCTTGGTCGTGAACGTGTCGGACATAATATCCATCCTGAGCATGAGGGCAGTGTGTTCGTCCGTCATGGACGTGCGTCCGCGGTCTGGCGCTAATGACGCAGCCAGCCGGGACAACCAGTTGAAGGTCATGGGACGACCCTTTCGGGGCGGCTAGAAGACGCTGGCGGTTAGCCTAGGCTTTCGGTGCCCAGCATACGTGTCGGAGGAGCCAAGACAGCAGAGGTGTTATCGGTCCGAGATGGTGTCTCCGAGACGATGATCGCAGCCAGACCTTCCTGCACAATAGTGCCAGTATTATCCGTCACAGTCATAAAAACATGCAACAGGACTGGTGCGTTAGTCAGTGCAGCTTTGACTACAAGCGCGCCAGTCGGCGTTACATCAATGTAAGGCGTGCCCGAGAACGTGGGCACATAACCAGTGCCATTGATTTTGGTGAAGGTTGCACCCGAGGAGAACGGGTCATAGCGATGATCGCTTGCCGGATAGTGAGGCACGCCCCATGCCTTCGCCTGAGCAATGGGCGTTCCGACTGCTGTGCTGCGCGAGATGCGGATCTCATGCTTGGAGAACTCGATCAGCCCGTTGAATGAAATAGAAGGCCCAACGTTGCTGCCTGCGCCGAACGGAGTTGTCCATGGAGAGGCCGGGTTCAGCGCCAAAGGTTGCCCTGTAACCTGGTTCGTCAACGTGCTTCGCATGTCGCACGGTGGCGGCTCTGTCACCGCGGTAACGCCCGGCGGATACTGCGTCGTGCTCCAAGGCTGACCGCCATAAATCAGGAAACGTTCCGGCGGAATGTTAAACACTCGGCAGTTGACGAAAGTGGCCGTTGGCGCCTGCAGCGTGTCGATGTCGTAGGCGATCGCGGAGAAGTTAGGGCCAGCCGACATCGAGACGCCGATAGCTCCGGTGTTCCACAGCTGGTCCGGATAGAGGTTGATGAAGTCGCAGTCCTCGAAGTAAAGCCTTCCGCCCGGATTGCGAATAACATCGCGCCCGCCATTCATCGTCTCTTCGGCCCAGGCGACAATCGGAGAGTTCTGGGCCATCGGCCCCTTGATGAACTGGCCGCGATAGAACGAATAGTCGCCGCCGCAGGGCATATTTGCCACATAGCTACCACGCCCGATTAGCAGGTCTCCAAGGGTGAAGTCTTGGATGATCGCCTTAGTCGACCGTGACTTGAAGGCGTGCCCGCTGTTGGACTTGGTCGAGCGGATGTACTGAATGTCCACCTCCTGCTCGGCGAGGTAGATGTCATGGGTGCGTGCATACTGGCCGGTGCCGCACATCTCGTAGAACACATTCCGCATCGTAACCTTGCCGACGCTGTGCGCCAGAATGGCATTGTCGCAGTTGTGGATATGAAGCTGGCTGAGGTTGACGTTGCCCTGGCCCTCAAGGCGGACGCCTGCGAGATTGCTTTCCGCTCCGTTCGGATCGAACATATTCTCGATCTCGAAACCGAAAATGGCCGTATCGCGGATGCACCCGGTCACAAAGGCACCTTTGGCGTAGTACCCAGCCGCGCCGCCCGCAATCGGCAGCTTCCCAGTGGACGGGTCCGGAACTCCCTTGAAGGTGTAAGGGATATACGGGCCATTCGCCAGGGCGCGAGTGCTGTCATAGCCGGCCTCGGTGCTGCCGTCATTGAAGGCACCGTAATAGCCTCGACGGTCCGAGTTGTAGTGAACCGCGAAGGTGCTGCCCGCAGCCGGCGTCAGAGCAAGCAGCAGCTGCTTGAAGGAAGAATAGGTCTGCCCTGCGCCAACATCGTAAGTCGGGCCGACCGCTGCGGCGACCGGCACGGGCACCCAGGCCTGCGCCCAAAGTGTGCCGTTAGTCACACGAACGCCCATAGGTTCGGCCGGCGCTCGCAGGGTGCCCTGAAGGATGTTGTGGTAGTCGTCAGTCGTGTTGATAGTCCCGACCGCCCCCGAGGCATCCATAACGATGCAGGTGCGGGTGCCAGATGCCCCGTCCACGCCATAGGGGATCAAGGTCCACGTCAACGGGCCATCCATGCCAGAGACAGAGAATTGGGCAAAGTAACGCGGCACGGTGTAGCTGTTGCTGGTGAAGGCGTTGGTCAGGTTCGCGATGGGTGTGCAGGTGATCGCGCTATCCGGCAGGCGCGAGCCCGCTGCCACCGGGATGACGGCCGTCGTGCTCGTGACGGTGCCCAGTACAGGGTCCTTCAATTTCGCGACTATGGTCTTGTTGCCCGCCGTGAGGGTGCCGCGCACGTCGCCGCGGCCGTTGACGCCCTTATCATAATCGCCCATGCGGAACAGAGCGGCATCTGCGCCCTCGACGGTAACGATCGGGTCGCCGTAACCTGCCACGCTCGGCGCGCTGACCACGAAGGCCGGGACCCCTGTGAAGCCAGGGGAACTCCCAGGAGCGCCCGCACTGATCGCATAGGCTGTGACCGTAGGGGTGCTCTGCGCTGCGGGTACAAACGGCGTCGGGTCCAGCGTGATGTTGTCGATGTAGCTCTGCGCATTGTAGCCAGTGACATAGCTGCCGATGCCGACCGGGCCGACAAGAGTGCCAGTTTCTACGGTCTCCTGGTGAACGATCTTGCCATCGATCATCAGTGAGACCACGTCGCCGTTGATCCCGACCGAGACATCAGATTTCGGTGTCGGTAGGTTGGTGGGGCTCCCCCAAACGTAATTGCCATTTCGCGCAAACAGGCAAGCCTTCCAGATGCCGAACTTGTAGCCCTGCCCGAAGTAGATGAAGCCCAGCGTATCTTGCGTGGGGTTCGGTGTGGTGAACGTCACCTTGATGACGCCGGAGCTGACCGTCCCGAAGGCCGTCAGGATGGCATACCCATCCTGATCCAGCATGTGCAGGGAGCCATTGCCGGTAAGCTGGAAATTGCTCTGCTGCACTCCGCCCTGCAGGGACATGGCTTCTGTTGGATTGCCGGCGGCACCATTGAAGTCGTAGCGCAGGACGTTCCCGCCCGAGCTGGGCGGGGTAGTGGTTCCACCGCTGCCCCCGCCAGTGGTAGGTGAGGTCGTGCCCGTGCCGGTTGACGATGCACTCCCAACGTTGATGATTTTACCGCCGACTGAAAGGATCTTGCCGCCAGGCAGTTTGATGCTGGTCATGATCTATCCTGCTCAGTAGGTAATGGTGACGGTAAACGGCGTGCCGTCCGAATTGGTCATAATGACGGGGGCACCAGTTCCATCTGTCGGGAACACCCAGACATAATTGACCACAGTGGAACCAAGCGCATTGCTTCCGCGATACACCAGAACGTCGTCGTTCGTCTGCCAGCCGCCGGGGTTCAAATTGGCGTTCACATTGCCCGTTCGATAATCCCCCGAGTTGACCCCGTAGCTCCCCTGGCCCTTCACTGGCGCGACGGTGCTGCTGGTGCTTAGGGTGACTTCGAGGCTTGTCGGGGTCTGATTGGACGGGCCGCGCATGGTGAAGTTACCGCCGGACCTAGCATAGTTCTGCCCGCCTCCGGACGCCGTCGGAGAGAACCCGTAGGCTGGCGAGTTTTGGACGGTGTAGAACGGCGCAGTCTGCTGTGCCGCCGCCGCGGTGTAGCTCGGCGCCGTCCCAGCCGTCATGCCCGACGCGCTCGCGGTGATCGTGCCTGTGCCTGCTGCGGATGGCGTGAAGGCGAATGTCAGTGGCGTCGTGCTGCCTGCAGTCGGCGTCGTGCTGGTCGGCGAGAATGAGCCTGCCAGAGTGCTCGACGGCGTGACCGCGACTGCCGGCCAGCCGCCGCTGCCAGGCGTCTCTGTGACGGTGACGGGGCTGCCAACGGTCCCGCTGCTGGCGCTGAGCGTGGTGGCGAATGTGCTAGCGTAGGTCGGAGCCGTCGTTTGGGTGCTGCCCTGAGTGGTCGTGCCCAGCAGGGTCTGCAGCTGTGCGCCGGTCAGATACGTCCCGTCCGACAGCAGCACGCGAAGACTGCTCAGCGCAGGCACAGAGGACGCCGCCGCTGGCGTCACGCTGTCCACCGCCAGCACGCCGTTCGTGTAGGTCAAACCCGTCCCGATCACCGGGGCGAACAGCTGCGCCGGCGTGGCCGCCACGACCGAGCTGCCGCGCTGAACAAGCAGCGTGTCGCTGGCCAGCACGTTGCCGGTCAGCGTGGTCGGCGCGACGCTGTCGACGGCGAGCGTGCCGTCCGATTGCACGGTCAGGCCCAAGCCAGGCTTCACCAGGCCCGCGACGCTGCTGGTCGCGATCCCGGCCGAGCTCCCGCCGGACAACACGCCGACGTCCACCGTCTGCCCGTTCAGTTTGGTGATGATCAAGTGCCCGTTGGTGATCGACAGCCCGCCGATCGCCCCGGCATTGAGCGCTGCGACGGCCGCGGCGGTCGTGGTCTCGGCCTGCAGGGCGCGGGAGATCTCGGCTGCAAGGTCACTGCCCCGAGCCACGCTGGTCGAGGTGGTCCCGAACGGCAGCACGGTCGCGGGCAGCACGGTGTTGCTTCCCGTCAGCTGCTGCACGATGTCGGCGCCGGTGATCGCCCGGTATGTCGTCGGCGCTCCTGCCGACCAGGCAACAGTCGGCAAGAAGGCAGCAAGCGCCGCCAGCTTCAAAGCTCTGCTCATCGTGGTGACTTCCTTGTATGGGGAGGCATCAGAAGCCGGCGGCTTGCGTGCCCGTGCTGTTACCGTTGGCTGACCGAGTGATTACGGACCGGCCGCCTGAACATCGCTTCCTGTGACGCTGGAGAAGCCGCGCAACTCGACACGCCCGGCGACGCCGTTCGTGTTCACCGGATTGGTGTAGATGCCGATGTGTGTTGGCGAGCCAAGCGAGGCGGCGGTTGGCGAGATCAGCGGCGTGAAGCTGCCTGCCGCGCCAGTAGTCGACACCAAAATGTTGAGGGTGCCGCCACTATTTTGCACACGATACCAGATGTCGGCATTGTCCACCGCATAAGGCGAGTTGTCGCCACCCGAGTAGAGCGTGGCAGTACGCCCTGCCCGCGGGTTAGCCACGGTATAGATGTCGAAAGCGTGCAGCGACGGCAGATCCATCGACAACGTGAGCCCATCCGAACCCACTTTACCAAACACCACGCCGGCCGAGTTGTAGTTGGCCGAAGTGCCAGCGTAGCGGAACCGCAGTGTGGTCACAGTCCCGTCACCCGGCATAGCTGTGACGAGCGCGGAAGGGTTGTCGCCAGGGATCGCCGCTAGGTTGATGCCCAGCACTCCATTGGAATTGTCGAGAGAAGCGGCGCCGTGGTTAAGCCAGGCAAAGTCCTTGCCGGCATAATTGGTGGCGGCCGTAGGCTCCGGGCCTGGAGGTAGAGCCGGACCGCCCGCCTGCAGGTGGCTGTCGAACACCACCGTGCCGCCGCCTTTGGCGAAGGTCGTCGCATCCCACCCAGGGCTCCCGGATGCCGCATCAGAGATCGTCCCGTTTGCACCGACAACTGGCGCGGTCACCACCACACCGTTGATAGCCAAGCTCGCCTTGACGAAAGAACCGGTGAACTTGTTGTTGCCATCGCCCGGCGTTCCGCTGCGGCTGTCGTTGTTGCCTTCGCCCACCTGCAGCATGGTCTCGGGGATGAGGCCGACGTTCAACGGCTTGATGGTTGCAGCCATTGCCCCGCCATTGAGATAGGCGTTGCTGGACTGAGCAACGTTTGCATCGCCGAGCTGCGTGCGTGTGCCGCCTGCCGCGTTGGCGAAGAACGTCACCGTCCCGGCGGTGGGATCAACGTCAGCCTCAAGATCGTAGTAGACGTTCGCGACTGGAGAGAAACTGACGGTCGAAGCCACGTAGTTACGGTTGAGCTCGAACTTGGAGATGCTCTTGTCGCTCCAATCGGCAGCCAACATCCCACTGGGAGTAAGGCGCAACCGCCACTCATCTGCGTAGTTGCCCCAAGAGCCGATGAGCTTGGCCCCGTTGTTGATATCGGCGCGAGTGAAGGCGCCAGTCCACTTGACCACGAATGGATTGCTGCCGATCGCCTGGTTTGACGCGCGAGCCTTCACATAGGCGCTGCCGTGGCCGTTCGTGGTCAGCATGTGGGTATTGCTGGGCGGGGTCGGGCCGTTGGAAAGAACCACCGGGCTGCTGTTGACAGCGCCAGCCGGCGCGTAGTTCATCGCCGTCACCGGGTCGATCGCTCCGTTGAACACCGAGAACTCACGCAGCGTCAGCGTCCAACCATCGGCAATGCCGTCGTTGTCCACCGCTGCGCCCTGACCGGGGCTGAAGTTCGGGATGGCCTGGTTGCCGATCAGGATGTCCAAACCCTTGCAGGTGGCGGTCGTGCCCTTTTGGCAGGATTGAGCAAATGCCTGATGAGCCTGCGCGACCAGCACGCCATCCACGAACAGAGAGATGATCTCGGTCTGCTGGTCCCAGCTTGCCACCATCGTGTGGAAGTCCTGTGACCAGTTGAACGGGACGACCGCGTAGTCCGGATATGACCGCTTCCAGTCGTAGCCGCCGCCGCTTGCCGTGTAAGGGAAGTAAGGCGAGACGTGGTAGTCGGTCCCGTAGATGTTCGGCGTGCCGAAATCGATCTGCTTGCCGGTGGGCGTGTTGTCGCCAAACCGAGAGAAATTGTCGTTGAAGTCGATCTCAAACAGGCCGTTGGCCCCCTCGGGACTAAAGGCCCAGATCGGGTTCCACGAATGATCGCCGGCTGGCGACTTGTAGTTCCACTTGGCGGTCATGCCGGGCTTGAAGCCCGTGCTGTGACGGATGAACGCGCCCCAGACATTCCCGACCGAGCAGTCAGTGCCGTTCTTCGAGCAGATCGCCCGCATCTTCATGCCAGCTGAGGTCACCGGCAGCAGGTCGTTCGGGTTGCCCACCGGGTAATACCGAGCCACCGCATGGAATGGAGACTGGCCGGGCGCCTGCCCTGTATCACCTGGTGAGCCGATGGCGCTTCCCGCGCCGATGTAATTGAACTCAAACCCGGCCCGCACCGCGTTGCCGTCCATATTGGCGGCGCTGTCCGTTCCGAACACAGCCCCAATGACTGGGGTCATGCCGGTCATGGGCAGGCCGTTGCCTAGCACCGTGTTGGCGGCCACCGGCAGCGGTCCGGTCGGATGATTCAGTGCAGTCTGTTGCCCAGTCAACGTGTTGTCAGGCGGCGGGGGCTGCTGTGGAACGTTGCCATTCACAGGGCCGGTGCTGATCGCCGACGTTCCGGTGATGCCATACTTGGACGCCAGACGGGTCAGCTCGGAATTGCGCTTGGCGCGAGTGCTGATGCCAGTGGTGATCGTGGCAAACGCAAGGTCGGTGTTGCTGCTGTTCAGCAGATGCGAGACCTGCGGGGTAAACCCTGCGACTGCTCCGGTCGGGGTCGTCACCGTCACCACGCCGTTGCGCAGGAGGGAAAGCGTGTTGGCCTGCGCATCCTGGATGACTTCCAAGACCTGCACCTGCCCGCACGCTGTCAGACTGCTGGTCGGCTCATCTGCCCCGGCGCTGCCGCGGTTGTCCTCGATCCGCAGCCGGCAATCGGATGCCCCGCTCACAGGCAGGACTTTGAAGCCGTTGTTGCTCGAGGTGAGCCGGAAGAACTCATTCCCGCCTGGCGCCAGCTGCCGCACCACGCCCATCAGAGAGAAAGACTGGCTTGATTGCTCCAGCGAAGTCGCAGCCGCCGCCGGGATGACCAGCGCCTCATAGCCGTTGTTCAGCCCGGTGGAGATGTCATGCAGCACCGGCAGGCCGTTGATGGATCCTGCTACCAGGCTTGCGGCGCCATAGCCACGCGTCACGACGTCGCCGCTCGGCAGCGACATGGCCAGCACGTTGTTGGAGCCGTCGACCTGGATCCCCGGTGTGCCGGAGACCAGCGCCGAGGTCGTGGTTGGCATCGCCGCATCGAACTGCAGCAGTACGTTGTCAACCGCTGGCGTCTGCGCGACGTAAGAGCTCGGCGGCGTGACGACGGTGCCACCGCCGCCTCCGGCTGCCGGGAGCGCAATCGGCGATAGCGTCGTGCCGTCTGCCCGGCGCAGCACCAGGTTGCCGCCGCCGTCCACGGTTCCGCTGACAATTGGGGACGCCGCAGCGGCTGCGATCGCCGCAGAAACCTGGGCTGCGGTCAGGTAGGTGCCGAGCCGGGTCGAAATCGATGCAATCGAGGCCGCCGCCGACATCTCGGCCTGCATCGCGCGGGCTGTCTCAGTCGCCAGCGCCTGGCCGCTCGCCACAGTCCCAGGCCCGGTGCCGAGCGGCAGGACGCTGGACGGCAGGACCGTGTTACTGCTGTTGAGCTGCTGGACGATATCCGGACCAGTGGTCGGCCGGAATGTGGTCGGCGGTGAGGCCGCCTGAGCGACCGTGCCGAGCGTGGCGAAGGCAAGGGCGACGCGGCTGAGCAAAGTTCGCATGTCGTTAGCTCCCGGTCGGGGCGAGTGCGCCCGTGCCGTCTGGGTTGAGGGCGCCGGTGCCATCAGGGTTGAGCAGGCCGGCTTGGGTGGTAGTGCCGCCGCCAGTGCCGCCAGTGCCACCTGCTGCGATGATGGCCTCCAGAGCGGCTATGCGGGCGATCAGGGCAGCGATGTCGGTCGAGGCCGACCAGGGCGTCAGGTAGATCGTGGCCACCCCAGGGCGGATCACCATCATCCGATCGCCAACTTGAACCCCCCCTGGGGGAGCGGACAAAGTTAGGGCTTCAAGAGGCATGGGTAGCCCTCGCTTCCAGAATGTTCAGAGGATTAAAGAGACTTGAAGGCGAAGTGCCTTATTCAGCCCAATTCGAATCTAGCGGCTGTAGGTAGTCGTCGGGTTCAAGGTCGGTATCATGCGACCATCTTGAGAAAACGATTGGCTTCCCGCCGATGACTACTGGGATGCCATTGACTGTCAGACCGCCGCCGTCTGTCAGGTTGCTCATTGCAGAGCACTCAACAGCCCGCCGCGACCGCCTGTCACTCCTGCCGCCCGCGCCTTGTCATCATCAGATGCAGTGCGAGCGAAGCGGTTAGACAGCGTGACTTGGCGCTTCACCGGGTTGAGCATGGGCCGCAACGTCATCTGCGCCTCCCTGGCATCGCCTAGCTTTTCCTCGAGCAGCGTTCGCGCTTCTTCGATCTTGCCGGCATTGACCAACCGCTTTGCATCCGGCACTGCTTGCGCCTTCGCGTACGCCTTGCGATCCATGACGGAACGTTGCACGCCAGCCGCAGGGCCTTCCGGGTTGCCTTGGCTGATGCTGGCAGCGCCCGTGAGCGGCCCGACGATCCGGGCCCATGCCACCGACTTGTCGCCTTTCGGCTGGCCTGTCACGCTGTCATAGACCTGCTCCACGAAGTCGGCCGGGCCCATGGCTTTGACGAAGTGGAAGCCGATGGCGCGGGCCTTCTCCATCTGTTCAGCGATGCCATGCGGGTCCGGGTTGTAGATCTTGCGGTCGAGGGTGTCCTTGCCCTGCGTCACCTCCCAAGCCGCCCGGAGCAACGGATTCAACTTGTTCAGGACCATCTGCCCGGGATGTCCGACGAACGGCATCCAGCCCAGGAATTCCTCACCGACCTTGCCGAGCGGGGTGCGGGCGTAGGTGCCGCGGCCCTTCTCGTCCAAGCCGGTGAATACGCGATCGGTCTTGCCCGGTTCGTTGGAGAACTGCGGAACGCCCATATGCGAGATGTAGTCCTGCCAGGCATCCTGCGCCGGGTTCGGCAGCCCGTTGGCAAGGTTGTTCCCGTAGCGGAAGCCAGCCTGCGCGATGCCGTTCAATCCATAGAACAGCGCGATGTCCAGCGCGAAGGACGACATGGCCTTCCGCCTCAGAACGCCGCTCGCCGACTTCATCTGAGCGGGGGTCAGTTCGCTCGCCAACGCCGCCTGAATATGCGATGGCGCGCCGTTGAACATGTCCTTCATCACACCGAGGTTGCCGAGCGTGAAGGACCGGCTAAACAGTGCCAGGTTCGCGCCCATGTTGGCGAGGCGGGATAGGTGTTCAGGCGGCAGCGCGCCGGCGTAGCGGTTGGCGAGATGCGCAGCCATCACGCCGGCCGACTTCTCGGGGAAGCCCTTGCCGATGAACTTGGCTCGCATGTCGTTGTAGATACCCATCTGCAGGTTGAGCACCTGCCCCCACAGCAGACGGTGATGGGGTTCCATGACGATGTTGGCGGCATTCTCGCCGATGACCTTGGACAGGCCGCGCTCTGCACCCTCACGAGCGTGGCCGAGGGCGCGGGTGATGCGCCACTTATTATCGACGCCGTTCGCCTGGTCCATGACCGACGTAGCCTCGAGCTGCCCGAAGTTGCCGCCGATCGGCGCCACCCCGTCCGCAACCGCCTGCGTCATGAACGCCCGATCTTCCTTCAGCCGCGAAGCCCGAGCCATCGACCGCGCCATAGCGACGGGGTTGCCGTGGAACAGCGGCAGCGAACGCCCGATCTCGACGCCAAGGTGCATGAAGGGGGAGAACATGATGAGCCCCATGGAGCTCCCCTTCACCTTCATGATCGCCTTATACCAATCCGGGTTCTTGCTGTTCAGCACCGCATCCAACGGCCCGCGGAACTCCTCTGCAATGTGCAGCGGCATCCGACCATAGATCGGCTTGCCCTGCGGATCGGTGGCTCCGGTCGCGCCCACAGTCCACATCGACGGATGGTCCAGCGTGAAGAACCCGCGCTCTGGCTTAACGCCCTCCTGCACCAGATCGGTCCCGCTTTCGACACCGACCCGCTTGATGGCGTCAATGAGATCCCTGCCGGCGATAGCCCGCTCCTGCCGCTGCAGCGCGTCAACCAGCGAGCGAACGTCTGTCACCAGCGCCACGTTGTCGCCGAACTTGATCTTGGCGGCGGCAAGACTTTCCTCCGGCGTCAGGTGCTCCCGCTTCATGGGCCCGCGGTCGTTGAGGTTGCTGCCCATCGGGTGCATCGCGGTCATCCCGCCGCCGCCCGTCTGGTTTGGAGTCTCGTCGCGCTCCCCCTCCCGCTTCACACCAGCGAGCAGGTTGTCCTCGCGCGTGATGCGCCGGGCGCCCAAGCCCTCCATCATGACGAACTGGCGGGGCATGTAGTATTCCAGGCCCTCCGCTCCGGGCGTCACCAACTTGCGGTCGACCAGCCGCTGCCAGGTCTGGCGCGACAACTTGTCGAGCACGTCGACCGTGGCACGCTGCTTCTCGTTGAGACCGGACAGCCCGGTCCTGCCAGCATCGAACGCGACGCGAGCGGCAGCGTGGTCTTCTGCCGGCACGTCCCGCAGCGAACTCTCAAATACGCTTTGAGCGTCCAGAGCCCGGCCCATCGCGGAACGGTCCTCCGGCGTGAACTGCTTCTTGATCTGCGCGTCGATCACGCCGTAGCGGTATTGGATGCCCCGTAGCGCGTTGGCGAACTTGAACGCGGTACGCTGTGCCTCGGCGGAACCCTGCCGCATCGGGTAGAGCGCCTGGTTGACAAGGTTGCTCAGAGCGCGGCGCGGTTCTTCGCTGCCGTCGCGGATGGCCTTGGACAGATTGTCGCGGAGGCTGAACAGTTCGGACTGAGCCGGCTTCTCGCGGAACAGCGGCAGATCGTCCGCCGCCTTCTGCTGCTTCGGGCTCACCATGCCCGCATCGTCGCGGGCCTGCTGAGCTTGCCGGGCGGAGCGATCAAACAGGGATGACTGGCCTTCGCGCTCTAATCCCTGCTTGTCGGACAACAGCGGACGGCGGCTATAGTTCTCAGATGCGACGGGCTCGCGAACGTAGGCCGCGCGGGTGCTGAAATCTTTGTTGCGGCCGGCGTTCTTGACGAACCCCACGGAACGATAGAATTCCTCCAGCTTGGCCTTGCTGGTGGCACGGTCCATCGGCTCAGGAGTGAGGTTGAGCTTGACGCCACGAGCGTCAGCTTCGGCTGTGAGGGCAACCAACGCCCGGCGTGCTTCACCTCGGCCACGCTGGTCGGCCGGTGTGCGAACCATGTTGACTTCGGCAGACTTGCCGCCGCGGGAGACCGTGTATTCGACCGCGGTCGCACCCTCTGCCTCATGCTGATAGCCGGGCCGCCAAGCCTTTTCATCGCGCAGGGAGAAGTAACTATCCGGTGCCTTCCCCGCCTCGGCAATGGCTGATGCGGTGGCGTCGGTTCCACGCACAGGCTCGGAGACAGGAGCTGCCTCAGCTGCAGCAGGGGCTTCAGCCACTACGGGTGCCAGCTCATCAGCCCGGGCAGGCGCTGCCTGGTTGTCGTTGAACCATCGAGTATCGTCTGCCGGCAGCGGGGCGCCGTATGCAGCGGCAGCGGCCCGCAGACCATCGCGTGGCCCCGCCGCAGCCAAAGCCTCCCGGGAGCCGGCCAACGCCTTGTCGCCCCGCAGCAGCGAGTTGAACACGTCGTCGGCCGTCCGGTAGCCCTGACCGTGCAGCAGGTTGCCGAGCCGGAGCACCGTGTTCAGCAGCTTGCCATAGACCACGACGGCCGGGGGCTGGCGCATGACGCCGGCCGACATGGCTTCCTCACCCATGCGGGCGACGGCCTCCTCACGCACCAGAGCGCGATCCTTGCCATACAGGCCTTCGATCTGCTCTCGGTTTTTGCCGCGCCGCAGCCAAGCATCTGCCGCGGTCAGCAGCGTCTCGCGCTGGCCAGGCTTCAGCAAGCCGAACTCCGGGTCCATCAGGGCGTGCACGGTCTCGTGGAACATCTTGCGCGGCAGCAGGTCCGGATGCGTGTCGAGCGCCAACGTCACCAGCCCCTTAGAGTAGGAACCATCGGCTCCGCCCTTCAGCAGCCGGTCGACCAACTTGAGGCCGACTTCCGGCGGGACACCCAGGAACCGCATCATGGCTTGAGCGCCGGAGCGCAGCCGATCGCGCGCCAGCATGGCCTCTGGCGTCAGCTGCAGCACGTCGGTATCGCGTTCCGTAGCACGATGGGCCGCAGACGCCTCCCGCCGCGCCAGCATCGTCTGCTTAGCTGGCATCGTCGCGCGGCGAGCCTCACGCGAGAGGATAGCCTGCACGATTTCGGTCGGCTTCGGCGGCGCTGCGCCTAGCATGTCGGTTCCCTGAGCGGCCTTGCTGGCTTCCTCGGCGTAGTCACGCAGCCGCTGCGCCACACGCTGCCGGCTGGCCGGCTTGGTCATGGCGTCGTTGTTGTGCATCAGCCGCATCAAGGCCGCGGCTTCCGGCGACACGGGCGGACGTTCCAGATCGGTTTGGCCCATCAGCTCAGCAACGGGGCGGCCGGTCTGGCGTGCACGCGCGAGCAGGTCAACCGTCTCACCGAGAGCCGGAGTAACGTCCAGCGATGGCGGGATGTGACCCTCTTGAGCCGAACGTCGCATCGACGCCCAATCGCCCGCGGCATCGGACAGCCCGCCGGCAACCGACCTCATGCCCTCGCTATTGCCGTTCAGTGCACGGTCCAGCGTCGGGCCCATCGCGTCGCCATAAGCCGCAGCCGTGACAGCACCCTGCACCCGGCGCTCGCCTTCTGGCGAAATGCTACCGTCTTTCAGGGTCATCGAGCCGCGTTCTTCCGCCGGCAACCTAGCCATGAAGGCCCGCACGAAGTCGCGGTTGCCGGCGGCACCTGCCTCCTCGCCGCGCCAGAGCGGCAGCACAGCGGCAGCGCGGCTCATATCGGCACGGGCCTGTTCAGCCTGCGACATGGCCAGCGTGCTGCGCTCGTTGGCGTCCCGCGCGAAGTCCGTCCGCGCTTGGTCGGTCATGTCGGTCACACGCCGCGCCACCAGAACGGGCTGCTTCATGCCAGAAATGTCGTAACCTTGGCCGGACAGAAACTGCTTGTAAGCGTCGGCCTGCTTCGACAACGCCGGGTCCGAGTAGACGCGGCCCAAGGCCAGGGTGCGCCCGTTGCCGCTCTCGACCACGCCATACGGCGAGACAATCGGAGCTCCGTTGCCAGCGTCCCGGCTGATGTTGAGGCGTTCCGGCTGCAGCCCCGATGCAATCGCCTGGATCTGAGCCTGTGACGCTGCGCTCGAACGGTCGCGGGGCTGCATGCCCTCGTCGTGCGGGAACGCCGGATTGACCCGGCCGTCTTGGTCGTGGCTGGCGATGAGCGACGACAGGTCGACAACCTCTGGCCGAACGTCAACGCGAGTGCCGGAGTTGGTGAAGACAGGTTGCGTGCCATCGGCTTGCTCGCCGCTGCGCTCGCTGCCAGGCTCCGCGTTCGCGCCTAGTGCCCTCTTGGCGAACCCAAGGCGGCGATCCATGGCGACAATACCGGCACGCTCGTACTTCTCTTGGAATACACGCGTGCCAGCGTCGAGGCTGTCAGTTTCGCGAAGAGCCTTCAGCGCACCGTTCTCACTGCCGTTGAGCTCGTGCACAAGGAATGCGTAGTTGGCTTCCGGGTTGGTGACGTCCATGCCACGATCAGCAGCGAACTTCTCAAACGCCACTCGCCGCGGCCCGGTCCACTGTGCCCAGCCAAAGCCGCCACGCGAGCCGGCCACTGTGGGCTTGGCTTCGTTGATCGCCTGCAGGCCGCTCTCGCCGCCGAGGTTGCCGACGATCGACGCCGCTTGGTTCTCTGTCAGGCCAAGGTCGGCCATCAGCCGCGATTTCACGCCGCCGGCGCGAGCCTCAAAGGTGGAGCCAGTGATTGGAGCAGCGGCGTCTGGCGTGTTGGCGTTGGCCGGGCGATCGTCCGGCATGTAGGTCCGGCTGGGTGACGAGCGATACGGGATTTCCCGCGGCGCTCCCTGCTCGAGGTTGTCGTTGCCAGTCGGCCCGTCGGGCATGGCGTCGCGGCCCATGACCGGCGGATCAGGAACAGGACGCGGGCCACCTGGATCATTGGCGTTATCCGCCGCTGCCGGCGGGACATCCCGAGCCGGGCCCGGCAGGTCGGATGCGATGGTGCGGTCGTTAGCCTGCGATGCGGCTTCTGTAAGTCCGGCCGAACCGGCGCGGAACTCAGGAGCTGCAACCGGCCGGCCGATGGCATCCCAGGCGCTGCGAACCTGTGCCCCGCCGTGCATGCCACCATGCAGCAGCGCGCCAGTGATCGTTTCGGCTGCCAGATCGTGCGCGTTGCCGACACCCTCAAACAGGCTGCGGTTCGGGTCATAGGTCTGCTGGGCGATGGCGTTGTCGGCGAACCGCTGCACCTGGCCGGCGCCGGCCATTGTGCCCGAGCTTGCCACGTAGCCGAGCGCCGCACCGACGACGGAGTTTTGCACACCTAGCGGCAGGCCCTTGAGCAGCACGGCCGCATTCGCGCTCATGAGTCCTCCAGACACCACTGCGGACGGCAGAGCCGCGTCATGCGCTTGCTGCTCGGTCGCGCCGTGCGCCTTCGCCGTCTGATAGGCGTTGTCGTAGCCCTGCAGAGAGGCGACGCCGAACCCGGCGGCAGGACCGCCCACGGCGGTTGCCGCCAGCAGCACAGGCATGGAGCCGACGCCAGCCGCAACCGACGTGGACAACTTGCCGGCCTGGCTCGGGTCAACCGGGAACACATCGCGGGCGTCGCTTTGCAACTGCGCACCGCCCCGCTGCAAAGCGTTGGGCGTGACAGGCTCGGCTTTCTGCTGGTCTATCGCGGTCTGGTACGAGCGGCGGAACATAGCCCGTTGTTCAGGCGACATGGCTCCGTAGCCGATCGGGTCGTCCATCTCAGGCACGGTCTGGCCGGCATCGATCTTATCCATGACCGCGAGTTGAGCCGCCGCCGCATTCTTAGCGTTCAGGTTCGCGCCCGCCGCCACGTCACCAGCACCAGAGACGACTGATGCCGCGCTGCCGATAGCCGACTGCGCCGCCTGATTTACAGCAGCGCCAGCCGCCCCCTGCCCCGGCACGATAGTCTCGCCAGTCGGCACATAGGGATAACGCCCATCATCGCCGCGAATGGGGCGCACTGCTACGGCCTGGCGATATGGCTCGCCGCGGCTGTTCGGCATCGCGCCGGGCCTCGGAATAGAAATGTCCGGCGCCTGCGGAGCGTAGGCATCCACTCCGGCCATGAACCCTGTGCCGCGATCCTTCGCCGCCTGCTCTGCCGAGAAGTCGAGATCGTCCGGCAGACTGTCGTTTGGCACGCCGTTCATCACGGGGGTAGACATGCCTGCCGTTTGGAACGGGTTGGCGACCTGCCTTGAGCCGGGGCGCAGCTGGACGTCCGGCATGCCTACGGCATCCCACTCGTTTGGGGGCGGCGCTGCTGTCCCTAGCGTATCCCAGTCGAAGTCGGTCACTGGCCACCCCGCACGCGGACGAGACCATCGGGCCCCTGGAACCGAGTGCCTGGCGGCAGAGCGGCGGCTTCCTGCGGAGTTGCGACCTGCTGGACCGGACCAGGGGCAGAGCCACCAGTGCCCGCCGCAGCGCGCAAGCCAGCCGTTCCCTGCCCTGCTGGCATCGGCGCGGGCCCGGCGCTCTGTCGGTTGCCCCGCACCTGACCAAGTGCATCGCTGTAGCTGACCGTCTTGCCGATCTGAGAAGCGTTGAACATGATCGACCGTGCCTGCCGATCCTCGGCGTCGTTGGCCTGCTGCTGACCGCGGGTAGCACGGTAGCCTTGGTCCGCTTCCAGCTTCCGGTCGAAGTTGGCCTGGCGCTGAGCAAGGCTGTCATCCGTCTGATCAAGGCGTCGTTCGCCCTGCTCTGCGCGGGTGGCACCAGTATTTGCCACCTGTTGGCGGATGTTCAGGCCGCTGATCTCACGGTATGCGTCCGCCTGCGTCATGCCTCCGGCAACCAGATCAGCAATCGCCGCAGCCTTTGGATCGGATGCTCCCGCCGTCTGAGCCCGCTGCAACGCCGCTTGCGCTCGCGCCTGCATGCTCTCGATCTTGGCGTCGTTCAGGCGCGACGTTTCAGCCAACCGATCCTGGCCACCGGCGATGCGGGCTTGGCCATTCGCCAGCTGTCCATTCTGATAGGACGCCTTCTGGCCAAGCTGCGCCTGCAGTATGGCGGACCGCTGCTGCTGACCGACACCCTGCTGATAGGCGTCTGCCCCAGCGCCGATGCCCTCGCCAACCGCGTTGCCGAGGAACGGGGACTTGCTGGCCATCATCGCGCCGCCTGCCTTCAGCAGCGCCATCCAGGCCGGGTTGTACTTGCCGTCCGACTGCACGCCGGGGTCGGGCTGCGGGGCGGGAACGCCAGCCTGCATCATGGGCCGAACCGTCAATGCCGGGGCGGCAGCGGCAGGAGCGACACGCACCGGCTGATTGATCGGCGTCGCCGGCGAAACGCGGGGCGCCCCGCCAGTCGGCGGGATCGGCGGCACGGGCAGCACTTCCTCCGGTGCGGCATCGGGCACTGCGTCGGGTGCGTCGGCGTCAGCGCCTTCGGGCGGCGGGATACCCAGCGCGTCAAGGACGCCTTGCGGTGCAGTGTATTGCATGCTGCCGTTAGCCAAATTGGCTTGGTAGCGGCGACCGTCACTGCCGACACCACCGTCGACCGGGGCATAGGTCTCGTCATAATCGCCCTGCACATCCCCACCGGGGGCATACCCGACGATGCCGCCGCGAGCGAACAGGCTATCGAAGCCGCCATTGAAGACAGAACCGGCGCCGCTGAGATCAAAGCTGCTGGCGTTGCCCGCTGCATCTGCGAAGTCGCCGATACCGCCCCCTGCATTGGAGAATGCATCTGCAGCAGCGCCCGCCCCACTGAACGTATCGGCCGCCGTGCCGGCTGCAGTGCCAGCGCCGGTCAGATAGTTGTAGCCGCTGCTGAGGCCGTTGCCGATCGTGCTCAACCCGCCGGACAGGCCAGACGTGCCGCCGATGGCGCCCACCAAACCAGTCGCCGCCGTGAGACCGCCGAGAAGCTGCGCTGTCGTGCTCGGCGCTGGCGGCGTGGCCGTGCCGGTCGAACTGCCGCTGCTGTTCGTGGTCTGGTTGGTTGAGGTCAGGCTGCTGTACGGCAGCTTCTGCCCTTGGCTCAGAAGCCAAGCCGCGTTCGTCGTCGGCCACATAGCATTCTGCTGGCCATACTCGTACTGCGCATCATTGGCCCTCTGCCGGGTCGCCTGCTCTGCCGTGTAGATGCCGTTCATCGCACCCAACGCCGACATGTTCAGGTTCTGCCCCTGCAGGGCAGCATACTGGTTGCCCTGCCCGATTTGCGCCGCGAGCTGCGCCTGGGTGGTGCCAGCCTGCAACTGCCGGGCGAGATCGCCCTGCGCTGCGGTCTGCGCCTGCGTGAAGTTCTGGCTCTGCAGCGCAGCGTTGGTTCGCGCCATCGTATCGTTGGCGTTGCGCTGCGTCTCGGTGTTGACGATCGCCGCACGGTCGCCGCCGAACGCGCCGGCTCGAGCCGCTTGGCCGTTGTTCTGCTGCTGGGTGATCGCGGACTGCCGGTTGATGTCGGCGTTGGACTGGTTGATCACGCTCTGCGTGTAGGGGTTCATGTAACCGGATAGGTCCATGCCCTGGATGCCAAGCCCGCCCGCGCCCGTGCCGCCAGCATACTGTGCGACGTTGCCTGTCGCGACCTGCTGCGGCTGATAGCTGCTGATCCCGCCGAGGGCACCGACAATCCCGTCCGTGCCTTGGTTGATCCCGGCGACGCCGCGCACGCCAAGGCTTGGGTAAGGGTTCGTCTGTGCAGCCTGCAGCGCCAAGTTCGCGCCGGTCTGATTGAAGTCGGTCAGCCAAGACGGCAGGGTCGGCGTGGCTGTGCTGCTGGTCGAGCTCTGGTTGGTTCCGCCGGTATAGGTGGTCTGGTCAGCCATGAGGCCTCCTTGCCGAGCAGGTCGGTAACGGATTAGCGTTCGTGCTCCGAAACGGAGAGAACGAGATGCGGTGGATAGTCTTGTTGAGTGTCGCGGCGCTGGCGGGATGCGCCGTTGAAAGCGAAGCGATGTCAGACCTTCGGCACGAGCAGGGCTTGTGCAGCGAAGGCTTCGACTTTGCTTGCGCTAAGGTTCCTCGGCTGCAACTCGCTGTTTCAAACGAGCAGCAGCAACGCTCTGCCAACTTGGCGACCAACCTTGCGCTGATCCAGATTGGCGCGGAGACAATGCAAGCCAGGCCGCAGAGTGAGTTTGTGCCAATCTACCCGCCGCTATCGCCCCCGCCGATGGCCACGCAGACAACCTGCTTCCGGCAGGGCGGCTATGTCAGGTGCAACACCTTCTAGCGCGGGCCCGGCATTCCCTGGGCAACCTGCATGTTCGACTGCCGGACGTTCTGCACCAGCTGGTCGAGTGCCTGCGGGCCACCGAGCGCTTCAACGTGAGCCGGATGCACCACAAACTCGCCGGGGCTGATCTGGATCGGGATCTCTGGCACGCGGCCCACGATCCCGCCATCTGCATATCGAGACTTACCCGGCCGCGGCATGATGTCGCGCAACTTCTTCGCGCCAGCCATTGTGTTGCCCTGCCCCATGCCGGAAACCACGTCTGCCGGCACCACGTAGGATCCACGCGGCACCGACATGATCAGCTTGTCGGCGCGCCCGTCGCTCGTGCCGTGCACTAGGCCAGATCCACGAGAGAACCGAGCTGCGTGGCCAACCATGCCGCCGCGAGCCCATCCGCCGCCGTTATCCCCGCCGCCACCGTTTGCGCCGTCACCGCCGCCAGAGCCGCCACCGGATGCCCCGCCAGCGCCACTCGCGCCGGCGCCACCCTGAGAACCCTCGCCGTTGCTGTTCGCGGTCGCCTGATCGCCGGAAGCCATGCCACCGAATCCGGCCGGGGTTGCACCGGACGCAGCGTTCACGCCATCGTTGCCCTGCGCCATACTGGTCATGCCCGGCTGGCCGAATGCAGACTGTGAATCTTGGTTGACGCCAACCCCCGCGTTGACGCCGGAGGCTGATGGACCTGCGGTCCCGGCGATGCCGTAGCCGGCGCCATTCGCGAATCCAAGGGCTGAAACCATATCCGCGCTTGGCGCCTGCGCTGCAGCCACAGCTGCATCCACGGCAGCCTTCGCGATACCGCGGGCAGGACCAGCAACACCTGGATCAGCGGCATCCTCAATCCCGGCCACGCCTGGCGTGGTTCCGAGAGCGCCGTTCGTCAGGCCGCCGAGCAGGCCGGAGACAGCAGCTCCGATCTGCTGACCGAAAGACGGGGCGACGCCGGAGAGCTGGGACGCAACATTCTGCCCCATCAGTCCGGTAGCAATGCCGTTGAACCCGTTGCCGACAGCGGTGACGCCGCGACCACCTGGGATCATCCCAGCCGCCGCAGAGGCGATGCCCGATAGACTGCCATGCGTGCCAGCAGCATCCGCTGGCGCTCCAGCGTTCGCACCCTGCCCGTCGCCAGACGAAACGCCAAGGCTAAGGTCGGGAGCCTGCTGGCGCCGCTGTCCACCGATCTGCTGCAGCATGGTCACCAATTGCGTCGTGGCCGGCATGGCATCAGCCACCCCGCCGGTCGCGTATCCGTTCGCCGTCTCGACTGGATAAGCCTCGACTGGACCACCCTGCCCTGTGGCCAGATAAAGGAACGGGTTGAAGCGGCGCGCGGTCAGCTCGGCCTGCCCTTCGATCGTGGGCGAGTAGCCACCATAGAGACCCGCGATGCCGTTCACGACAGTATCCTCCCCTTGCGCAGATCCTGCGCGAGCGTGGCAACGAAGCGGGCTGTCTGCTCAATCGTCGCCGTGCTGGCGTCCAAGGTCCGCACCGCCGGCCCGTTCGTCACCTGGTAGGGCCCGCCTGCAATTGAGGATTCCAACTTGCGCTGTAGATCGCTCACCAGCACCTCGAGATAGTCGTCAACGTTCTGGCCGGGCATCCGGCGTGGAAGCGTCACTTGCGACCATCCGGCGCGACCCGCACCCGTGCGGCACCGAGACGCCACATCGTCCCGAGCGTATTGCTGGCAAAGCGGAGTGCGAGCTGTCGGCCACGCAGTCGCGGGGTGATCTGCGGCGTGGTCGGCTGCAAGGTGAACGGCCCCTTCATCGCAACGCCTCCGTTCGGGAAGGACTGCGCCTTCACTGTGATCTGCACCGGCCCGGTCTGGACCGCGAAATCCGGCACGATCTGGTCGACTGTGCTAAAGTTGTCGCCGTCGCCGATGTCGAAGTATCCGCTTTGCACGAAGCTGGACAACGGCTGATCGTCGGCGTCCGTGCCGAACTCATGGGCGTAGAGGTAGCCATCAGCACCGGCTGCCATCGGATACTGGAAGGTGCCAGCATCAGCCCAGGCTGTCCTAGAAATTGTGCCGATCATCCAGGCCCTCGTCTGCACGTTGACGGACACATAACGGTCGTTCTCGTCTGAACCGGCCGAAGGATAGTGCCACTCAACTTCAGTGAACGCCGTATTAACTCGGGTGGTGATCTTGGCGAGCTGCTGGTCGTTGAGGTCACCGAACACCTCATCCAAGACGGTGCATGGCAGCGGCTGCACCTGGCCGGAGTAAACCCAAAACCCTCGGCTGCCCATCCAGAATGCCGTCCCGCCGAGCACGATCGCTGCGTTCGGTGCGATCAGGCCGCAGGCCAAGCCGCGTTGGAAAAAGCCGTAGACGTAGGGCAGGCCCTGGAAGACCATGCTGTAGATCGCGGCGTCGGTCCAGATCAGGATCTCGCTCGGCGCTGCCGCCCATCCCATGATTGTCGTGCCGCCCACGATCCGGTATGAGCCGGCGCTGTTCGTCGCGGACGCTGCCCACGTATAGAGGTCTTCCACTTCGGACCAGCGGACCAGTAGCGGGTCGAGTACGTCGCCAGTTGCCGCCCCGAACGCGATCAGGTGACGTTCGGGCAGGCCGGTTAGGATGCCGAGAGCCGACACGGGAGCGCCGGGGATGAGGACGGCTTGGCTCGCGTAGCCGTTGACCCGCTTCCAGTTGTAGATGCCGCCGCCGCGGACACAGGCGACCAGATCCTCGCCCCAGTTGTCCAGAGACCACAGCCGCAAGGGAGCGCCAGAAATCTGCTCAGACCGTGAGGTGCCCCATGCGCCTTTGCCAAACGACCCGGCGCCCCACCCGCCAGTGTATGGTGTGCTGACTGACCCAGCGACTAGGCCAGGCGGGGTGAAGTCGTAGAGCACCTGCGAGCGGTAGACGTAGAGCTTGGAAGACGTGCCGAGGGCAGCCACCCTCTCGTTTGCCAAGGTGGCCCACGTGTGGATAGCCCGGCATACACCAGCGAAAGGCGTCTTCAGCAACTTCGCCCAGCCGCCGATCGGCTGCGGCTGGCCATCGGCGCGGAACCGCACCTTGTCGCCGTCTGTCCATCCGCCTTCGTTCTGCGTGGCAGAAGCCTGGCGATCTATGCCCGGCCGAAAGATGACCTTCTGGACAGGCACGTTAGCCCATCGCGCCTGAAAGGATGAGTTGCCCGGTGGCGACTTGTGTGCCGGCAAACCCGATGAGCAGATGGGTCATCGGACCCGACACGGTCACGTAGCCTCCAAACGTGGTGACGGCTAAGCCGGATGCCTGCGTGAAAGCTGTCATCTGCCCTTGGAAGAACTTGGAATCTGCCACCTGCATGATCAGGCTGCCGAAGCATGGGAACGGGGAGGCATCGACCGACAACGGCGCATAACCAGACGTGAGGCCACCGGCCGTCACCACGGCCCCTTTCGATGTCATGGTCTGCAAGGTGTAGTCACCAGACGCCTGCCGGAACGAAGCAGCGTTGTCAGTGGACACCCGGAGATAGGGTGAAGCCTCCGACGTCGGGGAAAAGTTCTGCCATTCCAGCATCAGCCGGCCATACTGCCCAGGGATAGCGAAGATCACCTCCGGCTGGACGTTGCTGACGATCTGCTTGTCGATCACCTGCCAAGCCATGCCCGTGTCCAAACGGGACATATTGGCGTTGACAGTATCGCCCCAGGAGTTGTCCTGCTCGCCGTTCGCCGGCAGCTCGAGGCGTAGGCCCGGGGTGAACGTGCTGGGCATAGCTTAGCCTCCTTGCGGCGCGTTGCTGGGCGGAGGCGGCGAGGTCGTGCTGTCGAACGTGCCATCGCCCTTGCGCCGGCCTTCCTGCCGCAGCACGGACTTGAGCGCGTTGCCATACATGGCTTCCCAGGACATGGCCGCCTGCGGGTTGTCCGCCTGCGCGCCGAAGTTCTTTTGGAAGCCAGTCACGGCGGACATGCATGCGGCGAAGAACAGGTCCGGCGCAAACGTCGCCAGCCATGTCGTCGTGTTCGCCTCGGACAGAGCCGGCGGGCGGCCTTCGTATTCCATGCGCAGCAGGTAGGCCTGGTCCGGAGCGGGATAGACCACGATCTGCCCGGCCATGGGTTCAGCCCAGAAGCGCGGGGGCCCGATCAGGCCATCATCAACCTCGAGCAGATAGCTGGCGTCCCTTCGGTCTAAGGTCTGGAACATGGAGCCGACCTTGACAGACAGCCGCTCTCCGACGAGCCAGCCGGCCGGCGCTGGGAATTGCGAGATGGACGGAACCATGGGCACGGTGGACACGACCGCCGAAGCCAGGAAAGAGACATCGCGGTAGCAGCGCGCCTCTGCCATCTCAATGATGTTCGGCAGATAGACCGGCCAGGTGTCATCAGTCTCAGGGGCAATCTGCGCCGCGGCGACGAGGCGGGAGACGAGCTCGCTGTAGTTCACTTAGGGATCCAGCCCAGACCATCGCTACCGGTTTCCTTGACATAGAAACTGGTGCCCGCTCCGCCATCCTTCCTGCGGTAGGTCGCGCACGGGGAAGCTGGGATGATCGGCGCACCGAGGCCCGTGAAGCTAGGGCACCCTGCCGCGTTGCCGTCGATGGTCAGATTTGGATCTTCGACATTCACCGCAACCGTGCCTGTGAGGTTGGCCATATATTGGCCGCCAATCAGGCTGATGAACTGGTCGGCCGTGTTGTTCACGAACAGGCCGTAACGCTGCTGGTTGTTGAAGCCGGCTACCTTCCGCATGAAGCCGCACTCACCCGAGGTCACATCGGACACGGTGACGAACGAAGCCGCCGTGCCGATGACGATGCCGTCGTAGGTGTTCGAGGCTGTTACGCTGTTCATGCAGGCCATCGGACTGACCAGCTTGATATGCATGCCGGCCTCGATGTCGATGGCCTGGCCGCCATTGTGATGGCCGTAGAACGTCGAGAGCGTCAGGCCGCTCAGGTTCGGGTTGTCGGAATAGAACCCAGCGTAAGCCGTGGGGAACGTGCCATCGGCCTGCTGCCCAGAGCCGGAAGCCCATGCGCCTTCAAGGTGGATCTCGGTCACAGGGCCATCGGATGTGATACGAAAGCCGTGGCCCCCGACAGTGGTATCTGCCAGGATGTTACGGCCTCGGATGGCGTTGACGTTCTGGTTCTGCGAGAGCACCGGGCCGATCAGGATCGCGTTCGTCTTGGATGCCAGGATGTCCATGTCGGATAGGTAGACACCGCTCGCGTTGTTCATGAAGATGCCGAACCCGCACCCGGCAAGGTTCGTGCGGCTGATGAAGGTATCGACCGCCTGCGCGCCAGTGCCGGTCAGGGTGATGCATGCGTCGGTCGCGCCCGGACGGAAGTCGCTGTCGAGGATCTTGGTGGTGTTCGCGCCGTCCAGCACAACGTCACGGTAGCGCTGGCCATCAAAACTCAGGTTGCGCATGGTGAAGCCGTAGGTGCCGCTCAGCTTGACAATGGCGCCAGAGGTGCGCGGCACACGGCCCACAAACCGGAGATTGGCGATCTCAGAGCGTGACGATGCGGTCGATGTGATCACGTCGCCGGTCGCAAACGTCACGGCGATAGTCACGCAACCAGGCGCAGCCGCTTCCAGCATGGCCGACGTCGCAGGCATGACAAGCGGCGTGTCAAATCGATAGGCGCCGCAGGGCAAGAACACAGACCCTTTGGCCAGGGCGGCCGTAATGGCCGGCACGGCGTCCATCCCCTCACCGCGTAGCGTGGCCTCAGTCTGCCCCGCACTGAGGAAGTCGGCTGGTGTCGGCAGGTCCGATGCCCGATCGGCAGCAGCGCGGGCACGCGACGCTCCTGTCGCTGAGTAAGTGCTGGCAGCGGCTGCATTGGAAGTCGCGGCAGCGGCGGCAGAAGCGGCGGCTGAAGCCGCGGCTGAAGCATTCGTCTCCGCCGCTTGAGCACGTGCTGCCTCAACCGCGATGGCGGAATCAAGCATCGACTTCGGCACAGCATGCCCCGGCAAAGTTGGCGAGCCGACCGTGATAGGATTAGGGGCAGCCGCGCACACCAACAACGCTGCAATCGGCGCGCTCAGACGGAAGATGTTCATGGCGTTGCCCTTCATGCCAGTTTCTGCGGCATGCCGTTGTTGTTCCACCAGGCCCCTGACGAGAGATTGTCTGGGGCGGTCGGCAGCGTTAGAAGCCACGCCTGATAGTATTCTTGGAACGATGCTGGGGTCAGGGCCGGGGTGCCGGGGGACGAACCGCCGCTGGCGCTTGGCGTGTAGCCAAGGGCTGCGATGATGGCGGCGCTGCTCAGGACAAACGTGGTCCCTTCAGTTGCCGGGACGTAGCCGAGAGCGCCGACAATGTCGGCTGCGGTCAGTGCAACCGGTGTGCCAGGTTGCGAGGATTCTGACGACCGGCTTGGCACGAACCCAAGCGCCCTCACGACATCTATGTAGCGGAGAGCATGTGGGGCGCGTGATGTCATTCTGGGAAGAACCCCACTTGAAGGATCTGCATGCGGTCTTCGTCCAGCAACGGGTTGCCGAGATCATCAGTCAGGATTGGCAACGCCTCATCCACCACCGCTTCGGGCTGCAGCAGTGGACGGCCAGAGGCCTCGAGCACCGGAGCGCCATCAGCGTCAGTCATCTGGTAGACAGGAACAGGCTGCGGCCGGGCATTCGCTACAGGCTGCGGGTCATTCCGCGCCACACGCAGCCCGCCGTCCTGCGGGTTCGGCACGTCGCGGTGCCGGTCACAGACTAACAAGCCATTCCAGACCAGGCGCCCGCCGGCGTAGTGCATCTCGCGCCGCAATTCGCTGTGCCGCACTGCCTCGCCACCACGATCGCAGATCGCTGCCGCCTCGGGGTTTTCGCGATCGACGTTGGAGTAGTGGCCACGCATGCGCAGCATCAGCGCCAGCCCAGGTCAGGCAGGATCGTCAGCGGCACGCGCTCGCGATCCTCACCCGTGGCGTTTGTGAAGGCCTCCTCGGCCAGCGCCTTCAGCATCTGAAATCGATCGGGCTTGTATTTCATGGCCAGCCTTGAGGCCAAGCCTGCGGCCAGAGCCTCGCTCCACATGACCGGCACGTCGGCCGACTGTGACAGCGAACCCACGTCCTCTGGCAGGCGGAAGCGATTGACCGCAAGGCGGTAAGTGTCATCCGGCACCGGCCAGAGATGCAGCACCACGGCGTCACGGCGTCGCTCTGCCCAATACTGGGTTGGCCGGCCCATGGTGGACTTGCGCGACAGGGCAGCCCATTGGTCCCGGCCCTGGGGCGCGAGCACATAGTCTGCATCGTCCACCGACAAGATCACCTCGAGCACGTCAACCGTGCCATCCGGCGTGGCGTATGTAGCCTGACCCGATATGGTCGCCGTCGCCTGCCGCTCTACCCGCCATAGTTGGACCGACCGGTTGGCCCAATCCAGCAGCATCAACTGCAAGCTGCGTCGGGCAGACCGCGCCACGTCGGCGTTGAGCGTCGCCGGTGACAGGCCACAACGCTCATAGGCCTCAGTGAGGATGTCGTCTGTGACCGGCGCATAAGAGGTGATGCCGCTGGTCGGCATCGAGCTAGATGCCTGCCTGCAGCGCCGCGATGATGGCGGGGGAAGTCTGAGCACCACCCGTGATAGTCAATCGCACCGCAGCAACCGGCTGGCTGATGGCGAACAGCGCGTCGATGTTGCCAGAGGTGTACCCAGGAAGTGGCCACACTGCCGGCAAGAACTCGTAGCCTTCCGCGCTCAACGCCTCAATGTCAGCGATTGCCACCTCAACCTGCCCGGTAGCGCCCGCTGCTGTGAGCAGGCATTCAACTGTGGCTGAGAACGGCGAGATGTGCGGCGTCAGCTCAATCCACTTGGTAGACGCCGTGTTGTTGGTGCCCATCGTGAGAGCAGCAGCTGCTGGCGCCGAGATTGTAGCGGACTTTACCGTCAGAAAGTCCTGCTTTGAGACAGCGGTCCCGCTGCTCACGAGCGTGATGGTTTCCCGGATCTGGGAACCACCACGGCCGGTGCCGAGGAGGGCGATGGTCTTGCCCGCCTCAGCACCGGTCGTCGTCACCACCACCCGGCGCGGTGCATCCAGCTTAACCGGCTGCGCCGTGAGGGTGATGGTGCTGGTTGGCGTCTGAGCCGCTGCAATCGCCGCCGGGTTGGCAGGTCCAATCTGGACACTTGCAACCGCCAAGTTCGCCATGGTGTCGTCTCCTTCGCTGCGAAACCGCAGAGCCTACGGGTTGCAGCCGAAGATGCCGCGATGGTCGGAGAAGCCGAACGAGTAGCGCTCGGTCGCCTTCGTCTTCAGGTTGTTGGTGTCGAAGTCGACGTACATGTCGGGCTCGAAGGGGTCGCGCTGGAAGTAGCGCAGCGCGTCCGGCACGTCCGTCAGCAGGAACCAGGACTTCGGATTGGTCAGGAAGCGGTTCACGACGAACCCACCCTTGAGGAAGCCGCCAGCCTTCAGAGCGTTGATGTCGTTGTTGTTGCTGCCGATCGTCTGGTCGGTTCCGAACAGACGCCGCGCGATCCACTGGTTGTCGGTGCCGACCACCAGACGCTTCGGCTGCACGCTCACGATCAGGCCCGCCTCGTCGCGGAACTTCTGGATGCGAGAGATCGCGTCCTGCAGCGAGGATTCGTTCAGCTCGCTCTGCGTGGCGAACGTGTTGCTGTTCACCCCGATGTCGAGCGGGTGCTGGGTGGACAGCAGCGGCTGGCCGTCGCCGCCGAAGTATGCGCCCGACGTGTCGCTCGAGAAGTTCAGCACCGCGGCGCCCATGAGCTCCTTGGTCTGAGCGAACGAACTCTTGAGCTGGCGGACGCCCGGCGCGAACTGCCCCTTGTAGAGGTTGTCGCGGATGGCTTCCTTCGTGATGATGAAGCCAAGGCCGACCGTGGTGTGGTTGTAGGTGGTGACGTAGCGCTCACCCATCTCGTCGTAGACGATGCTGGCGCCCTCGGTCTTCAGCTGCGCCGTGCCGAGCATCTTCATCTGCACGTCGCGCTCGAAGGCCATGTCGGAGGTCGACTTGTCGAAGATCATTGACCATTCGGTCTCGATCGCGTCGTAGTCGCCTCGGATCTTGCCCAAGCCGGGCAACAGCAGGTCGCGGAGGTCCGCAGTGGTAATCGTCATGGTGCGGGTTCCCCGTTAGACGTTGGTGTTGACGCGACGATCGTGCAGCTTGGGCACGAACAGACCGAGCGGATAGGCGGTGGTGACATCGTTCTCCGGGCGGGTGGAGAAGCCCTGGAACTCGAACTGCGCCGCGAGTGCCGTGAGGCTGGCGTAGTCGATACCCTCGCCCGACAGGCCGCCCTGGCCACCGGCATCGAACAGGTTGAACCCGGCGCCGACGTCGGCCTGGGTCGGGGCGCTGGCGCTGTTCGTGAAGCGTGCCTCGTAGACGAAGTTGGGATCGTCGTAGAGCATGACCTGCACGTCGGCAGCGCCTGGGGTCGTGGTGCCAGCGGTCCAGTAGGGCTGAGCGGCGAAGCGACCGTCCGGCTGCTTGAACTTGAAGCCGGCGACGATGCCGCGGAACTGATCGCCCGGCGCCGCCTTGGCGATGTAGCCAGTGGCCAGCAGCTTCACCACGTCACCCTTGTAGAGCGCCGTCGCATAGCCGGAGTTGAGCTTGTAGGTGTTAACCGTTGCCGCCCAAGCGGCCCCGATGCTCGCCTTGCGCGGCGAAAAGCCGCGGGGCGCGTTCACGTTCGGCATTGTTCATTCATCCTTGCTGACGTGCCGCCCCGCAGGCCGCGGCTATTCCTCGAACTGCGGGGGGCGCGCACGCTCCCGGTCCACACGAACGACATCGTTCGTATCGGCTGCCATGCCGTGGCTCTGCACGGCCTTACGATGGTTCACGCCGGCCGCACTCAGCTGGCTGCGGGTGACATCGAACTGCTGCTGGCGCTGGCGCTGGCCGAGTTGCTTCGGCCGGCCGAGCAGCACCTGCCCCTCCCAGCGGATGAGCTCGTCCTTAGCCTCACGGCCAGGCAGCGTCTTCATCGCGAGGGACGGGAATTCCTTGGTGGTCATCGGCACGTAGCTGTCGCGGTTCAGCCGGGTCGTGACGTTGGGGTTGTACTGCCCCATCACTTCCTCAGTTGCCCACAGCAACTCCATGCCCTCAGGAACCATGTGCGGCGGCAGATCGCGCAGGTTCTCAAACAGCGCCTCTGGCGTCAGACGGCGGCTGTCCTCGTCACGACTGGCACGATGCCGCAGGGTCTTGGTGTCGCTCATGACTTGATCCTTCCGTCGCGGCGAAGACGCTGCAGGTCTGCGGCATAGTCCTGATTCGAGATGCCGAGCATCTGCGCAGCAGCCTGCTGATCGGCTGTGAGGCGCACCCGCGTCTCGTTTCCGGCGCTGGGCCCCGTGGTCCGGGTGACCCCGGACCCTGCCGCTGCTCGCCGCATCGGCGCGGGCTCGTCGTCCAGATCGGCGTCGGCCTTGGCCAGGCCACGGGTGCGAGCCGTCAACTCGCGCCAGTAAGCCCGGCTGTCTGCCGTGATCCCATCGCTCACCAGATCATGGTGCACTTGGACGGCCTGCGCCGCTTTGGCCTGGTCCTGCATCCAGGGATTAGCTGCGAGCCAAGCCTGCGCTGCGGGTGATGCCTGCTGCTGCCGCGGCTGCTCGGTCTGCTGTTCCTGCTGGCGAGGCTGCTGCGTGGCCATGGCAACTCGGTGTGCCTTGGCTTCGGCCAGAGCATCTGCCGCCTCGACCTGCGCTTCAGCATCGCCATCGGCGATTGCCTGCCGTAGCGCGGCCTTGGCTGCCTTCTCCGCCTGGTCGACGTTGCGGGTGGCATACGTCTGCCCCGCTTCCTCGGCCAGCTTGGCACGCTGCTCCGCCGCAGCCGCACGGCGCTCTGCATCCTCACGCAGTTGGCGTTCGCGGCTCGCAGCCTGCTCCGCAGCAGTCTTCTGCCCCGTCAGGCTGTTGATCCGCTTCTGAAAGCGGCTCTCACTCTCTTGGTCTCCGCCGACACCGGGCACCACCACATCGGTAGCGCCCGTGCCAGCGGCGTCCGTGCCGTCCTGCTCAATGAGCAGGTCGTCGGTTTCGCCGATCATGAATGTCCTTGCAGCGCAGGATGATGGCTGTCGGGGCGGCCCCGCGATAATCCGCCGGCGACGTGCAGCCTTCAGTAAGGTCCGGCCGGACCTTTCATCAGGACAGAGGTTAGGCTGTAACCGCTCGCCAGAAGCGAGCCAGATCCCTGCTCATGACGCATCGGATAGACACGTCATCCAGCAGGGCAAGTCGAGCTCCCGTTGTCTCTGCGGGGAACCCGGCATCTCGTGCGACTTGCACCGCAGTGTTCCAGGCCGCCGGGTCGGTCGCCTGCAGCGCCAGAGCCTCAGCGGCTGTGATGTCGTCAGCCGACATAGCGTTCCGGGTTGATGCCGACTGCCGTGAAGGCCTCGTCGGACATGACCGAGAACACAGTGCGGGTGCGCCCATCGGGCCCGTTCACAGGGAAGCGGGTCGCGATCGACTTCATGCGCGGCCAGGCCACCCAGTCGCCGGGCTTGACCCACGGGCCGCTCGGGAACCGCGCCTTGTCGGCATAGGCATCAGGACCGACTGCCAGCACGTAGCCGACGAAGCCCTGGAACTCGTCTTCTTTGATGGCATTCTCCGGCATCAGCAGGCTGCCGATCTTGCGCGGGCGCACATAGTTCAGCACCAGGACGTGATAGCCGGTCGGGCTGGGGATGTCCGACATCTCCACATCGTCCAGCAGGTGCGCCGCCTTCTCACGATTGGGCAGGTCGGCGAACGGCTTGGCAGTGGAGGTATCATCCAGCGGCATTGTGTTCCTCGTTAAAGGTGTTTGAGATGATGGCCCGCGCGGCGGTTAGGCCTTGGATGTAGCCGACAGCCTTGCGGTAGGCGGCGAAGTCGGGCGCCTGTCCGTCAACCAACCGATCGCTGGCAGATGTGATCTCGGCGTCGAGCAGCCGCATCAAACCGCCAGCGTACTCGGCGGGGCCCATTACTCCACGAAGCCGCCGCGGCGGTATCCGGTCGAGCCCATGTTGTCGCTCATCTGCGGCATGCTGGTCGGATCGCTGAGCCCGCCGGCCATCGGCTGAGTGGCGCCGGCACCCGGCGGCTGGGTCGGCATCGTCGGCGGCATCGGCGGAGCCGCAGCAGCGCTATGCTCACGGGTCATCATCTTGCGTGCTTTGATCCGCTGCGTGTGCATCAGGTGTGATCCTTCTTCTGGCTGACCATGTGCCGCTCGTGTTCCTGCTCGGATGCCTGTGTGAGCGCATCCATCAGCTGCATGCTCGAGGTGTGGCGGTTCTGAACTGCCTGCCCCGCCTGGCGCTGGCCTTCAGCCATGATCGCCGCCGAACCCTTGACGACTTCGCGGCTGATATCCTGCGCGCCCTGATCCTTCTGCTGCATCGCGGCGATGATGCCGGTTGCAATGTCGGTCTCGTTGTTGCGCTGTGCCTGCTGACGGTTAGCTTCCTCATTCTCGGATTGCGCACCCTGAGTGGCCAGCTTGACCCGCAGGTCCGCCGCCTTCTCCAGACCCTTGCGGTCGCTCTCGGCCTGCTTGAACGCCATCTCGTCGCGCTTCAGCGAAGCCTCGACGGGCCCGATGTCAGGCTTGGTCTGCGGTCCGGCTGCCCCCGGCATGGATTGAGCCACCTGCGCGGCAACCTGCATCATGGCCTGGGTGATCTGCGCCTCAATCCGCGGCGGCAGTGGTCCGGCAGGCGGAAGCGGCTGGCCTAGCGCCTGGCCGATGCGGGCCCGGTAGAGCAAGCCAACGTGTTCGTTCATATGCGACGCCAGCATCGCCGCGACTGGCGTGCCCATGACACCCGGCATGCCAACCTGCGTCTGGTGTGCCGCGATATGAGCCGCGTGGTCCTGATCTGGGCGCGGTGTGATGGCCTTGCCGGACATCGCTGCCTGAAACTCAGTAACCGGGTCGGCGCTCAGTGCTGCCTGGGGTGGCGGCATCAGGCGCGCCATGTCCTGGTCACTCTTGCCCAGCGTGCGCAGCATGTCGACCATGGCCTCACGTGCGTCCATGAGCGGTCCAGCAGCCTGCGCCAGCTTGAGCACGCCCTGCGCCAGTGTCAGGCGCTGCGTTTGCGTCGGAGCATTCGGGTCAGACACCGGCACGATGTCGGCGTTGTCTGCGAAGTCAGTCGCCACAGCCTGGCCACGCTGGCCATTGACCATGTAGGGATACTTCTCATCGGCATCCTTGCCGAACAGATCCGCCAGCAGCCGGAGCTCGTCGGCCTGAGCGCCATGCAGCGCCTTGATGACGGACGATTCGATCCGTGTGGCCTTCTCGATCAGCGCTGTCACGGTGCCAGGCAGGGCATCCTCGCGACCGTCGCCAACCGCCATGTCGGCCGTGCTACCCATGCGCTGGCCGGCGCTTGTGACTGCCTCAAACAGCGGGGCGAAGCTAGCCGGCACGTCGCGGTATGGCATCGGCATGATGGCGTTGCCGATCGGCAGGCCACCTGTGTCGATCTCTTTGAACTCGCCGGGCCCAATCATCAGGTCCGACCTCTCGTTCGTCTTTGCGCCCTTAACGCGCACGCCGCCGGGGAAGCTCACCAGCGTGTTCGCGTTGATGGCCTGACGCAACAGCGTCGTAGCTGCGTCGGCAGACTGGCCTACCATGTGGATCAGGCCCCAGCCGTAGAAATCTAGGCCAGGGTGATACTGATAGTGCACGAAATGGCGCCGTGGGATGAACAGCGGGTCGGTCTCGTCGTAGTCCCGAACCACACGGAGCACGGTGCGCGTCGAACGCTCGACCGTCACCACGTAGGGAAGCGGCAGGCCCGTCAGCTCACCGGCTTCGTCGGCGTGCTCCAGCCCCGGCATGTCCAGTAGCAGATACTGATGCAGCACCTCATAGGGTGCATCCTCCGGCCGCGATGATGCTGTCCGATCGCTCGGACGCCCCTGCAGTAGGCTGACATCCTCCTCCGCATCGGCAAGGTCCACATCGGCATAGAAGCCTGCAACCTGCAGTCGGCGCATCTCGGCAGGCGGCACCTTCTCGATCTGCGTCACTCGGATGGCGTCATGCAGCGAGCCGGCACTGGCCGCGACCACGAAATCCCATGCGGTCAGGGTTCGGGCGCACGGCCGGCCACGCAGCGGATCAGGGTAGACCCGCTTGAACGTCGAGCCATATAGGCCGGTCAGCAGCAACCCCTGCCGAGCGTCCGGATAGTAGCCGGCGTCAACGTTGGTCAGATAGTAGTTCAGCCAATCCTGCTTGCGGCGGGATTTAGCCTCAGCGTCAGGTGCCGCATCGCCCGCAATCTGCATGCGAGCCGGACCCGCCGCTGGCAGCAGTTCGGCGCTGGCGTTGGCCTGAAACCGCACCGCAGCCTCAAGCAGCAGCGGGTGTGTGCCACCAAAAGCACCAGCGAATGGCTTGTCGATCCGTGCACCAGGCTTCAAGCCCAGCAGATCAAGGCCACGCTTGATGCCCTCGCGATAGTCTGCGTTGCTCTCCCAGTCTGCCTCGAACCCATCGACCACTTCCTCGGCGATGCCGGCAAGGTCTGACAGGTTGAGGACGTCGGCCAGGTTGTCGTCATGGCCAACCTCAGCACCCATCCCGCCCGGCAGGCCGAACGGCGGGGTGAGGTCCACCATGACGCTGCCGTCAAGCGGCTCGTCCATGGCGGGGATGGCAACGTTGAGCATGGGGTTTAGGCGTCTTCCCCGGTCGGCTCATCACGGCGAATGCCTAGGGTGCGCTCGACTTCAGCCATGCGCTCGGACATCGACGGCGGCTTCGGCTTCGGCGGGAGAGGCGCTGGCTCCGGTGTCGGCTCGGGCTCGGGAGCCTCGGAAGCCTTGTCGTCGGGCATATCGTCCATGATCTGTCTTTCTCTCGGTTAGCGAAATAGAAGGAACAGGATGACGAGCAGCAGGACTAGACCAACGCCGCCACCGGCATACGGCCCGCCGACATAGCCGCCGCGAGACCACCCGTAGCTGCCGCCCAAGAGCAGGATGAGCAGAACGATGATCAGGATCGTTGGCATGGCAGGCTCCTAGTAAAGCGCCTCACGCGGGGTCATCCGCTCCGGCTCGCCCTCATCCTCGGCGAAGAACTCGACGCCGCTGTCTCGGAACCAGCGCAGGGCCTGGGTAGTGCTATCGACAAGGTCGTCGTGCGTGCCGTTTGGAAACGCCGCGCACTCGTCAATCACCATCTGAGCCCAAGGCCTGAACTCGCCCTCGCGGGCCATCGCCTCGACCTTCCCGGCCTGCAGCAGCGACGTGACGGCATGGGCTCGAGCAATCTTGTCGCCCTTCGGCTGCACGGCGATGATCTGCATATCCGGCACCCGACGTCGTAGCTCTTGGATCAGCGGCAGCCCGCTGGCCTTGGCTTCGATCAGCACCGGCATCGGCACGCCCTTGAGGCCGAACTGCTTGGCCGTGTTCAGGACGTGGGTGACGAGATCGTTGAACTCCAGGCGCTCGCGCCAAGCGTAGCGCATCAGCAGCTTGGACCTGGTGCTCTCACCCGGAACTAGGTTCCACACCGTACACGCAGAGGCGTCATTGGCTTCCTTGGCCGTATAGGCCGTGTCCAACGACAGCAGGATCATCTCCGGCCGTTCGGGCGGGGCGCTGCGCTGCGTCCACCAGTCCCGATGGATGATGGCGCCTTCTGCAACGGTAGGCCGCTGCTGGAACAGTGCAGCGAACGCATGCTCGCCGACTGCCCGGCGCTTGCGGTTGATCGCCGCCAGGTCTTCCCATTCGGGCCACAGAACCTCGCCCGGCACGCGGCCGAGCTCGTCGTGCGTCTCGGCAATCGCCGGCAGGGAAAGCACCCGCCACTGATCGCCGCCGGCCTTGGCGGCCTCGAGCAATCTCCCGGCCGGGTCGTCAGGATGCCAGCGGGTCATCACCAGCACGATCGCCGCGCCTGGCTTGAGCCGCGGTATCAGCTCCCGTGTGTACCAATCCCAGGCGCTATCGCGGAACGTCTGGCTTGATGCCTGCTCTGCGGTAAGAGGATCGTCCCAAATTGCCAGATCAGCACGACGGCCCGTGATGGAGCCGCCAGTACCTGCAGCACGGTAGAAGCCACCGTTGCTGGTGTTCCAACGATCGGCGGCATTGTTTAGCAGGTTAAAGCCAAGCGTATCGCTATGCTCGCGCACCTGCGTCTGAACTCGCTTGGAGAAGTCCTCCGCCAGGGTGGATCCATGAGACGCGCCAATCACCTGCAAACCTGGCCGCCGAGCCATCAGGTAAGGCGGGAACAGGATTGAGCAGTAGGTCGACTTGGCCGCACCCGGCGGCAAGCAGACCAGAAGGCGATCGTTCTTGCCGTCCGCTATGTCCTGAAGCGCGGAGATCAGCAGCTTGTGGTGGCGGGCCGGCTTCTGCGAGAGCGGCGATAGGGCCTCAGTGCACCACGTCAGCAGGTCCGTGCGACAAGCTCGCCGGTGCATCTCCTGGCGTAAGCGCAGCCGCTGCTCGGTCAAGCCGCGCCAGTTCATCTCGCAACTCGGCGTCACTCAAGGCCCCCAGAGTGTTCCCGTCCATGTTGATGTTTCTCGCCACCGGCAAGCCTTCGAGACGGTTCAGCACATGGCTGGTAGCGGAGATCGCCTCGTTGTAGCGGCCTTCCGCCTCAGCTGCCTTGGCTATGCGTTCCAAGCTCTCGATGTGAGCCGCGATGCGCTCAGACTTGCTCATGTCGTGCGGGCCCGCTGCAGCTTGGTTGTTCGGCCCGAATGATGGCGCTCTCTTTCCCCGCGGCGGAGAGCCTTTCGCTGGGCCACCCCAGCCTGTTCCTTTGCCGGGGCCGTTGCCCTTACTGCGTGTGCCGGGAGTGCGAGCCATGCATGGCCTCGAAGCAGGCGATTGTTCATTCGGCGAGGTCCGCCACCTGGGCCCAAGCGAGTTGCACGGGCATCGTCCGCCCGAACATCTCGACAGAGACCATCGTCACGACGCCGTCACAGGCTAGGACCATCCCCTCGAACGTAGCCATGGGGCCAACGTTCACACGAACCCGCCTGCCGATCTTGCGAGGCTCATTCAGCGCCGAGGTGAGCTCCAGCCGCTCAGCGTCTCCCTGCATCAAAGCGGGAACAAACGCCTGTGGAACCGGACTAGGCCTGCCGCCGGCGCCGCGAATGATGTTGCGGACACCCGTGCAGTTGCGGATGCAGCCCCACGTCGAGCCCTCGCGGTCGAACTCCACGAACAGGAAGCCGCGAAACATCGGCACAATGTCCTTGCGGAATACATTGTGCAGAACCGGGTCGCGCTTCCGGACGGCGATCAAAGGGAGATAAGCGCGCCACCCCTGTCGAGCGAGATCATGGATCGCTTGGCGCTCTGCGCCGGGGTGAGTGTCCACGACATACCAGCGTAACCCAAGCGACGCTTCATACGCTATTTCAGGAAGCGGCTTACGGCCCTGCGCCGGCTTCGCGTTCAGCGAACCAGCGGGTCGACCTGCGCCAGGACGATTGCCGCCATGGCGAAACTTGATATTTTTGTCCGAATTTTCCGCATGCAAAACACGCCCCCGGGTTTCCGTAGAAGCGCACGCCTCACTATCTGCCACACAGAGGTCGCCTACGTCAATGTTTTCGTGCATCAGGTCCATTTATGGCACTCCGACTAAAACGATGTAATGCGTTTCGAACATCCTCGAATTACCTCCGAGAATGATTGTTACCGGAGGTAATGACCTCACGACCCACACGCCCGAACCATCACGGTCGCCCCTGCCCCACCAAGTCCGCCGACACCCGCCAGCGCCGTGACGCCCGCAACCGTCGTCGTCGTGGGCGCCGTCTGCGTGGAGAACAGCAGCCCGGCGAGCGCACCGCTGGGCGAGATCGCCTGGCTCTCGACGTTCGGGACCGCGGTGAAGCCGGCGCTGGCGTAGCTGACGGACCATGCGCCGCCTGTCGTGGTGGTGGCGGTGCCCTGCCAGCACTTGATGCCGGTGAGCAGGCCGGACGGGCCGTAGAACGGTACGATGCCGGCGGGTCCTATGGCACCGACTGGCCCAGTTGCACCCGTCGCTCCGGTCGGACCCGCAGGACCGGTCACAGACGCGCCCGCCGGCCCCGTGGCACCCGTTGGCCCGACTGCCCCGGTGTCACCCTTCGCGCCGGCCACGCCTTGAGGCCCGGTGGCCCCGGCTGGTCCGGTCTGGCCCGTGGCTCCAGTCGGTCCGGCAACGCCTTGGATGCCCTGCGCGCCGGTCAGGCCGGTGCTGCCCGTTGCGCCGACGTCACCCTTGGCCCCAGTGGCGCCAGTAGAGCCGGCTGGACCGGTCGCACCGGCTGGACCTGTGAGCCCAATCGGCCCTTGGCTCCCTGTTGCTCCAGTATCTCCCTTGGCGCCGGTCGCCCCCGTTAGGCCGATTGGCCCCTGAGCGCCGGTCGCACCGACTGCGCCAGCCTGGCCAGTTGCACCTGTCGGCCCGGTCAAGCCGATCGGCCCCTGGCTGCCGGCCGCCCCAGTGTCGCCTTTCGGCCCCGTCGCGCCGGCTGGCCCGACCGCACCGGTTGCGCCCGTGCTACCAGTTGCGCCCGTGTCACCCTTCGGTCCGACTGCTCCGTCTGCTCCAGCGGGACCAGCGCTGCCGGTATCGCCCTTGACGCCTTGAGCGCCGGCTGAGCCAGCCACGCCCTGCGGTCCGACAGGTCCGGCCACACCCTGAACTCCAGCAGCCCCAGCAGGCCCCATCGGCCCGGGCACAGTGCTATCCGCCCCGTTCGCCCCCGCCGGACCAGCAGGCCCCGGCACCGTCGACGCCGGCCCCATCGGACCAGGCGGCCCGACGCTCTCGACCGTCTGCGCGCACGCTGGCCCGGCTAGGAGCAGCAGCGCGAGGGTGAGGCGGGTCATGGCGTTTCTGACGGGTCTGCGCCCGCCAACGCACACTGCGCCATGACGCGATGGACTGCCGGCCCCGAAGATCCTTCTGCCATATCAGGCGCATCAGAAATCCTCTTGAGCCACATTTTCAGATTGGCGTTCTCACTGGTGAGATTCTGAATTTGCTTTTCAGTCATCATAGGCTCCCCATCGCCTGCCCGATATGCGCCGTTCATCTCGCCCTCACTGCCAGATCACCAAGAACGCCGCCCCAGCCGTGGTGCTGGTGACGCTGATCGCATCGCTCACCACGACGCCGGAGCCGACCGCGCACGACATCTTGCCGCCGTCCGTCGTCGCCGTGCCCGGGCTGAGCATGATCGCAGCGGCTGGCGTGGCGCTGGCCGGGACCGTGAGTGCCACCATGAGCGGGGCCTGCGACTTGTTGACGACCAGGCAACCGCGGCGGGACGCGTTGGCTGGGACGGCCAGCTGGAACGTGTTCGCGGCGGCAACGGTGCCCGGCGCGAGGTTGGACGTGGCGTTGAGTGGCGGGATGTTCATCCCGCAGCCGTAGATGACTTGGGACGAGCCGCACGGGTAAGAGCGCCCGACCGCATCGAGGCCCATGATGAGGGCTGTCGGCACGAGGCGCCCTGCCCCGACGCTGGCGCCGCTGTAGTAGAGATCCAGCAGCGGCGGCTCG